CCAACACGATGAGTCTGCAGTACACCGTGGGCAATACGAGCTCGGGAGCCTCAACTGTAACCATCGACACAGACCGAACGGTCCCCACGAATACAGAAGCGGGGACGACCTACACCCCCTTTGGTCGCTATCTCGTCATCGCCAACGGGCACCAATCGCCCATCAAGTTCGATGGAGGTAAGGTCACGGATCTTGGGTGGTCTACCCGGCCAAGCACCCCAGATCCGTGGAATCCAACCTCCACAACCGTCAATAGTGACAGGCAACAGAACTTCGCCATGAAGGCGAGTGTGGCTCAATGGGAACTGTTCGATGATTTCACCATTGGGCTAGGAGATGATGATGGAACCGCCAACTCCTACAAGTGGAAGACTACCTGGGTCAACGAGAACGGGTCGGAGTCTCCGATTTCTGGTCCTTCAACACCCGCCACTTGGACCGCATCTCTAACTACGTCTTTATGGCCCAATAAAAGAAAGCAAGCGATTTACCTAGAGAACGTTGCCATCGGGCCGTCAGGCACAGTGGCACGCAGAATCTACCGGACCAAGAACCTTAAAGACAGTACGAATACTGGTGATGACGAGACATATTATTTCGTGGCTCAGATCAACAACAACGAAGAGACTTGGTATGTCGATTACATAGGGGATGCGTCTCTTGCTTCTAAGGCGCCCAATGCCTCCGACAGCATTACCCTCCCTGCCCTCGCGCCGCGATTCTCAGCCTTCTACAAGGGCTGTCTCTTCATGGACGGTGGGCAGACAGACCCCACCAAGATCTTCTTTTCCTGGCCCAACCATCCAGATCGCTTCGCTTCGGAGAACTTCTTCGACGTGGGCCACAGAAAGGGAGGAGACATCCGTGGCTTCTTTCCCTACTACAACAACCTGCTGGTCTTTAGAGAGCGCTCCATTGATCTGATTCGTGGAGATCCGGTCAACGGCTTCATGGTTGTTCCCTTTGTGGAGGAGTTGGGAACCCCGGCGATTGACACCGTTTCCATCGTGCCTGGCGTGGGGGTGGTGTTCCTGGCTCAGGACGGCATCTACCGTCTTGAGGGTGGTATGGACGGTGGCGCCGTTCTCAACGTTGAGAAGATCTCGGGCATGCTTCTAAAGACTGTTGGCAGAATCAATGGTCAGACCCTCGCCAAGGCTACTGCAGCCTACTCACACAAGTGGCGGGAGTGGCACTGCTATGTGCCGGTAGACGGGGAGGCGAAGCCAAGGCTGGGCATCGTCTACCATGTAGATAAGAACTCCTGGTCTACCAGGAGAGGCTTTCCGGTGGGGGTCTTGGACACAGACAACAGTGGAAACTTCATCTTTGGACACCACACCGGCAATCCCTTGGCGGCTTTTTCTACCTCAACCGCTACGCCAGTAACTACCTGGGAGTCTGGTCTCTTTGTGATCAGCAGAAGACGTATTGCTGGCTATACAACAAACCTGAATCCAGCATCGGATAGCGCCACCACGATAGACGGCGCATCCCCAACGAGCGTCTTCAAGAGCGCGTGGCTGGACTTCGGGTCTTCAGGAACTTCCAGGTCCTCCTCCATTGCGCCACAGACAAAGAAGTTTGTGAAGTATGTCTACCTCTACGCCATCACAGAGGGAGACAACACCATCCCCCTTACCTACTACCTGGACTTTGGGGCAGCAGGAATCGTGGCAGCCCCGCTTAAGCCACAGCGCCCCGACCACGCAGACCAGGAAGTCTACGACACAGCTGTCTGGGATACGGCAGTCTGGGAGGATGGCCTGCTTACAGAGATTCGCTACCCGATAGCGCAGAAGGCATCCAGCCACTTTGCCTTCGAGGTGGAAACCTCCAACGATTTCATCTTGGTGGGATACAGCGTAGAGTTTGACACCACAGGCACCCAGACCATCAGGGGCAAGAAATGAGCTTTGTCTGGACAGAGGCTTTCCTCAGGGAAAAGAACCTGATTGACGCCCCCGAGTTTGACCGTGGTTACAACAGCCTCAAGGCCCTCGTCAATGGCGGCATTGACCGGGAGAATCTCCCCGATGCCAGCATCAAGGACGACCACCTTGGCGCACAGCCTTTCTTGAAATACGCCATGCTTACCAATGTGGGCTTACAGGATGGTGTTGTGGGTGTCAGCGTTCCTGCGGGAGTGCCGGATATCTACTCGATGACCCTCAATACCTATAGCGGCGGGTGGGTCACCAACGAGGACCAGTACCTTGAAGAGGTAGTGCAGGAAGGAATGCTGCACATCGAGTTCTGCTGCTGGCATTACATAGCCAACTGTGCCCAGATTGTTCCCCGTGGGTGCCGCTTTCGCATCATGGTGGATGGTGAAGAAGTCAGCAGAACGGGATGGTATCAGCACAATGTTGGCACGACCTTTCTAACCGCACATATCCCCACAGCCAGCGGAACCAGAAAGATCCAGATTGCTTGGCAGGCTGGTCCTGGTTGGGGCGTCGGAGCCAATACAGACCCATTGTTTAGCTATGGCGGTGGCTCCCTTCTTCTCATCAACAGGTACAGGTAATGTCTGAGATTACCAGCAGCAATATCGGAGACGCAGGGGACACTACTTCTGCCTCTGACATGAACACCAAGTTCACCGATGTCGAGGTGAGCTCGCTGTCTATCAACGAGGAAAACGTCCGCTCAGAGGGAATCGACAGACGTACCATGGCTCTCCAGTCTTACCCGTCAGGGCGCCTGCAGCCTATTGTCTATGTGACTCAGACAGCCAACGGGGCCACAAGCTCAACATCCTACGGTGGTTCTGGTGCGTCTGATGTCGGAAAGGGGTTGACGCCATTCGAGGTAAGTCACGGAAGCGATCTGTTGCTGGATCTAACAAGCAACTGTGCTGGTGTGACTGTGAAGGACGGGGACTTGGTGCGGATTCAGTTCAGCATCCGGGTAATGACCCAAGACGACTATGATTACACCAGCAACCTGGCGGGTACTTTTTCCCATACCTGCGATTCAATCGGGCTGATTTTCTATCCCCTCTGGGACATAGGCAGTGGAACATTCACCATGCTCCCAGGGCGCCAGCCAGATCTGAATCAAGACGCGAGCGGTTCCTCTACAGTGAAATGGTTGGCCGGTGGTGGTGCTGGCTACCAGACTGACGGGATCGCCTTCTGTTCTTTGGAGGGCGCCAAGAACGGCACGACCAACGAAAGACTAACGCGCACCGTCCACGCATCAGCCAACTACATCCACGCTGGAAGCGACATCAAAATCAGCAGGATACGGCTCAACGGTCGCGGGCCGGTTGCTTACCACAGCATTGGTGGACTGAACTATATAGACGTGCCTGACTGGACTGCGGCTGTCTATTCGGGAAATATCGGTGTTCCGATTACATACCAACTTGAGCGTGGTCAGATCATGCTCATGGTGATGAGGCAGGGGGCCTGATGGCGTACATCAAGACAAAGACCTTTACTGCTGCCACCGCGATTTCTGCAGCCGATATCCAAGAGAACCTAGACGGTGTGCGAGACTACCTTGACGGTGAGATTGTCCCCGCTGACATCGCGCCAGGGTGGGTAGAAGCTCGCCACATCATGCGGGGTCACTACAACCCCGTCTCTAACGTGCATGATTTCGCTACAGGAGTTTCTGGTGGCTTCACCGCACCACTAGAGGACTTTTCCTTTCTTGGTGATGGCCCGACAGGTCGCAATTCGCCAACGGCTGAAGTGGCTGTCTATGTTCCACAGACCTCCATCACCTTCTACCTGGAAGCTACTGCTGATGTGCTATTTACCTTCTATGGGTGGCCCACCATACCGATCAAGTTGGGCACCGGGGGTACTGGCGCAAACCCAACGAGTGTATGGGTCTGCATTGATGGAAGTACGCAAAGCGCCACGAAGATGAGCGTAAGCGGAAACGGAGATGTTTCAAATGTCGGCGGCTCCATTGCTCCCCATGTAGTCAATACGGAAACGTGGTCTAACTTCTACTTGAAAGAAAGCATGACTGCTGGGTGGCACACAATAGGACTGAAGGGCGAGGCGAAGGATTTCGCTTGGTGTGGGCTAAAGAACTGGGGCGTAACGATTGAGGCCTTTTACGGATAGGGGTGCGATATGGCTATTGAAGACATTCTTAGAGGCGCAGCTGTAGGAGCAAAGGTCGGTACGGGCATTTCTCCCGGTATTGGCACCGGGATTGGAGCGTTGGCGGGAGGCCTTGGGATGGGCCTCGTCTCGGGGGCGACCGATGAGTACGGGGATCTTGAGAAGAAACGCCTTGAAGACCTTCTAAAGCGCCAGAGGTTGGGGCAGTTGGGCTACTCGGCAGAGGAGATCGCCAATATGGAGGGGGCCACCATCGACCCCGCGAAAGCCCAACTCACAGAGGCGCGGCAACGCGGTGAGGCTGAGCGTGCATCCTTTGATATTGGTGCAGGCACCTACGCCAGGGCGCAGGAGATCCAAACCGAGACAGAAGCTGACGTGATGAACAAACTCAGGCAGGACCTGGAGACAAGGAAGCTTGAGGAAAAGAGCCGGGAAGAAGAAGAGCTCAACCGACTTGTCAGTGAAGAGGCAGATGCAGAAGAGGCCAAGCGTGCAGCCATCATCGAGGCAACGCTTGGAATAGGTGGGGCGGTCCTAGAGTCAAAGGCCTTTCTTGACGAGGAGGCGGCCCTTGCCGACCTCATGTCATCCGAGAACTTTCCCAAACTCCAGGGGTTGCTACAGGGTCGAAATGTAGACCTGACGGGTATCCCACCAGAACAGTTTCGGGCCTTTATGAGCGCGTACTTACCGGGCGGACTGGGCTCCATCAATCTTGGGGGTGAATGATAATGCCCCCCCAAGCACAAAGATCCAACGCACAGAGATACCGCGACACCTACTACGGAAGCGTGGCGCAGAACTACCGACAGATCCAACTGGACGCCCGTGAGCAGATCGAGAACGACCGGGAATACCTGGACTTTCTGAACAAGCAGATCAATAGCTTGCGCCAGGCAGAGCGTCAGTATGGGCTGATGCGCGATGTGCGCGACCGCTTTGAGGTTAGTACCCTGCTTACGATAGAGGGGCGCCGTGATGACGATACCCGTAGACGTGCCAACGCTTCTCTTCGGGCGAGAAGGGCAGCGGGAGGCGCCCTCACAAAGATTCAAGATGACATCGAGAAGGCGACATCGAGCTCTATCAGGGGCGTTGAGACAGAAGCGGGGAGAGAAGCGTTTAGAGTCAGGCTTGGCGAATATGGAGACACTACCGATGCACAAGCCGATGGTCTCCTGGGAGAGTTGACCAACAACAGCTCGCTTCAGAGGTCACTCGCAGACTACGATGTTCACGTTAGGGGTGGGGATGGGCGCATTACTCGTAGCGGTGGTGGCGCCAACATTGTAGAGCGCGAGATCGCGGCACAGGCGATCTACACGCAGCTGACAAGCATGGTGGCCAGGGCGAGCGCTGGTGAGACCATCATATCGGATGCGGCCATAAGAAAGGCTGCGGCAGACATGGTTGGAATAGACCAGGACCGTTTCAGCCAAGCCGGGGTAGACGAATACATTCGCCTCTCAAGAAATATGGCTGCAGAAGGGGCGCTGGCCGGTGATACCGGGGGCGACGGTGAATCTGCAGCGTTGGCTGCCCTGGATAGGGTGCTTAGCGAAGAGAGGGGCGAGGACGCCTTCAATCGCTACCGAGTAGAGCAGGAAAGGACCGCTTTCGAGAGGGAGCGGGCAGAAATCCAGGCCAGGCCCAGCGCGGAAGAGGTCATGGCGGAAAGAACCGGTGCCATGGCGGAAAGCGTGGCGCTCGGGGGTGGTTTGATCGGCTCTTTGAGGCGGCAGAGGCTCAATAAGACGCGCCTTGAGGGCATAGTGAGGGCAGAGGAGCGGTATACCTCCGAACGGGACGCTGTAGCCAACCTCACCGACACTGATGTTGTGCTTCTACAGGGCATGACCAACGGTATGCGCTTGCGACAGGAATATGGGTCCACCAGACCACCGGAAAGGCTCCCCGGAGCGTGGGACGCAGCGGCACAACTTGTGAACGCCAAAGACCAGGGCACAATCGCCACGAATGCGGAGTTTCTAGCTCTCGCGGCACAGCTATCGAGGGGCTACCTGGAGGGTGGCCGGACCGATGTGCCCGCATCAGAAGCCAACGTCAAGACGATGAGGGATCAGATCCTGGCGTTAGCCGCCTATCAGGCCGGAGCAGAGGTGGAAGACGTGAGCCCAATGAGACCTGACAATGATGGGGATACCATGCGTTCAGATCAGGCGACAGCGGTGGCGGAGGAGGAGACGAGCAATCGGATCGTGCCCCTTGGCGGTGTCGAAGGAGGCGGGAGTTGGGAATATGCCTACGATACGGAGACTGATGAGTACCTGGGCTATCGTGCGGGTGCTGACCCAAGCGCAGGCAACCGCTTCAGATTAGATGACCCAGATATCCATGAGTCTGTGAGCTTCGCGCTGCAGCAGAAGGCCCAACCCATCATAAGCCAACGGGAGATGAGTGAACGAGAGGCGTTTCTATCTCAGTTCCCCGTGGCAGGGGCGCCACCAGAAGAGGTGGTTGTGGAAGAGACCCCCCCGCCTCTTGCCACCGTCCCATAGACCATGGCTGATTCCGAGTTCGCCATCCCAGAGGAGGTCTTCCAGTCTCTGCCGCTTGATCTTCAGGAAGAAATCAGCGAGAAAGAGGAGATCTTCGGCGGCCCTAACAAGCCCTCCTGGGATATGGCGCAGGCCCACCTTCTTTACGAGACGGAGCGCATAGCGGGAACCAGAGAAATGCGGGCTCAACCCGTTACGCAAGCGGAGCGTGACTCCGCTGCAGCCGCCATCCCCGGCACAGACTATGACATTGGGGATGTTGAGGTCGCAGGACAAGAAGCCTACCAGCGACTGATCAATGAGGGCGTCCCGCCAGAAGAGGCACAAAGGCGTGTTGAGCGGACACTACGGCGTGGAGACATCTTACTTGGTAAGAGTGGCGTACCTCTGGAGATGGTGCGCGAGGCCGACCCGTTTGAAGCGTTGCTACTATCTCCGCGCCGACAACAGTTTGAAGAGGGCGTTGAGCCTACGGTCATAGGTGGGCAGCAGGTAGGTGGTGAGGACGTAAACAACCTGCGAGACGCCCAGTGGCGAGAGGCCTACCAGGAGGCCCTTAGTCTCGCAGACTCTCGGCGGATCCCCACGGATGAGAGGCCCCAGTTTATCGAGGAGCAAACACGGAACCAGCTGCGCCTTGGTCTTGAGCACCTACGGCGTGAGATCTACAATAATACGAAGGAGGCTTACTTCCAGCGTGTTGGCATTACAGCGGAAGACTTAGAGCAACCTGTAGAGGCGCCGGTCTCATCCCCGTTGCCGCTTTCGCTAGACATTGAAGACGAGTATGACACCCTCAGGCGCAGGAGGCTTGAGGGCATGACTTCTGGCGATGTCGTCCGTGCTGTTTTTGGCGCATCGGGACGACCGCCAAGCGAAAGATCCCCACCCTCTGAGCGTGAGCTCGAACTGAAGGGCATCATTGAACGCTCAAGGCGTCAACAGCCCACTACCCACAGACAGCGCATCACACAGGAGTCTGCGCGGGTCTACGATGAGATGATTTCCCAGGTCTACGCGAGAGACCCGGAACGTAGATGGGGTAGAGAGATAGTTGGCTTCGGTGCCCCCGAGGTAGCGCCCACACCTACCCAGCAGAGACGGCGTAGGCGTGAGGAGGACGACCAATCAGTCAAGGACAACCTCCGAGAGTTTGGGCAGGGCTTTGTCCCGGCGCTTTCCAAGGAGGTGCAGATTGGCGTCAGGCGTGAGACCCTGCTTGGCGCTGGCATCAGAAACGTGGGCGCCGCCCTTAGCTTCAGTTGGTTCGTAGACCCTATGATTCGTGGTGTGACGTGGGACAGGAACCCACACACCGGGCTGCCCTATGATGAGAACGACCCGATGTACCTGCTTTATCTTGAGCAGGAGCGGGCCTGGAGGGAGGGCACGACCGCCGAGAAGACACAGGCGTACATTAGCAACATCCTTTCTGGAGGTGCCTTTGACATAGAGCCCAGCATGCGGACAGGGAACATGCTGCATGACTACGCCTTGGCGCATGCGGCAGGCCAATGGGTGTCAGACACCATCGCATCCCAGGGCTCTTACCAAGCGGCAGTAAACGCTGGAGCGTTGCCCAAGGACTATGCCTTGGCGGTGGCTCTTGGCATGGAGATCATGACTCCACTGAAAGCCACGGCGGCTGGCCTCGCTTTTGCTGGGACTCGTGGCACTATGCGAGTAGGTGCGCGTGGTGCCTCAAGAGCAGCAAGGGGTTTGGCCTCAGTGGCTGGCACAGCCAGGGCCGAGGGAGGGCTCCAAAGTGCTGCGAGATTCTTCGAGGGGCTGGAGGAAATAGCTACGCCAGGCAAGTCCTACTGGGATGGCGTAGTCTTTCGGCAGCTGATTAGGAACCACGACGAAACGCTTGGGCTCGCCAGGAAGGGCGGCGAGGAGTTGCGTGGTGCGCTTGACGCTGCCGAGTATCACACCTCTCGAATCTCCTTGGACTACGCCACCCGCATGCTGAGGGTGAGAAGCGCAGAAGACCTAGCGCGAGTCTTCCCAGAAGCAGCAACAAACTCCGAACTCTCACAGGCATTGAACCGTTGGTACACGGAACTCCAGGGCTTGAGAGATTTTGGGCGCACCGGAAACACAGAAGTTCTGATGTCCAGCGCGCTTGGCAGGCGTGCGTTGGCTATCTACGAGACAGCAGCAGATCTTCTACCCAAGACGGCATCACCCAACGCAAGGGTAACGGTATCTAATCTGGCTTTCGCGAAGGTGATTGAGGGAGACATCAGGCGCTTTGTCGCCAACGCTGTCGCCAACGACTTCGTGTATGTCACCCCATCGAGAATGGTGAGGCGCTCTTCCTGGTTGGGAGCGGAGTCAAAGGTGCAAGCGCTTACCCGTGAAGTGGGTGCGACATCATCTAAGACCAAGGACGGGGAAGTTTTCTTCCGATTCACCAAGGCAGAAGAGGCGAGTGAGTACGCTGCTTCCGGTCTGCTGGGACGTTCGCGCAATCCGGTGGTGACGAAAACGCTGGAGAAGATCAAGAACGGGGAGTGGCTCTCGAACAAGGAGTACAACCTCGCCATTGAGGGAGTCAAGAACGGGGCGATTGAGGCTGTCATTCCCTTTGTGGTGGAGGGTGCGTCTATCTTCAGCGTAGGCAAGGGCGCGAAGCTTGCCGTGGGTAGACACTCTCCCCTTGCGCGTGCGGCAGAGAACACCTTCAAGGGAATCCGGTCAGTCATATCCGGCAAGAGCCCCTATCTTCTGAATCCTAACCACGGCACCCCGCTCGGTAGACGCTTCAAGAAGTGGGCTGTGGCGACTGGCAAGGCTCCAAAGCCCTGGCAGTTATCCATCACCACGCCAACACAGCTTGTAGGGTGGATGGACGAGACCGCCCAGATACTGAACCAGGGCGATGAGGCTGTCTCTGAGCTTATAAAGCAGGCGCTGAGGGCTGAAAAGGGTCTGCCCCATGAAGAGCAGATCCTGGCTGCCCTGAACAGGGTGGCGAAGCGCTATACGAAAGACCCCATCGAGGACTACCTCGAACTCCTTGAGCTCTTCTTCCGGCCTCGCCTTGGTGGAGATCTAGACGATGTTTGGGGCGTCCTTGGCGGGAATGCAAAAGGTTCAACTACCAAGCTTCACCCTGAAACAGGTGAGGTGCTTGTCTCTTCTGGGAGAGCCAGCGGCAAGCCCGAGATCGAGAAGGCTCTTAGGGACGCGGGCCTGGCGCGAGGGCCTGTAACGACAGATGGGCTCATCAAGGCGGTGTCCCTTGTAAGGGAGTCCGCAAAGGGCTCGGAAGTTCTGGACGTGTTGGAGAACATAGCCATGAAGCAGGTGCGGCGCGGGGTGCTGCCTGTGCCGGTGCCTGTTGGGCTTGGTGTCCCCGTTCCCGTTCCACTGCCCATGGTCTTTGGTCTTTCTGGCAATGACGACCTGGGCTCTTTGCTGATGGGCTGGTTCGTGATGAAGCAGAACGGTCTCGATATGGCCAAGGCTGCCGAGAATCTGCAGGACCTCATGCCTTCATTTTCCTTTCAGATTCCAACACGGGCTGCGGCTGGTGTCAGGTGGAAGCTATTCGAGGACATGGCAAAGGCGCGTGGTGTTCCCGATGAGATCATTCAAGGTGTGAAGCCAAACATGATGGGCACGCTTGGAGGAGGCTCTGGGAAGGGGCTTCTTGATCTATCCAGATCCGACAGGCTCACCATTCTGAAGTCGATTGTAAACGACCTGTTTCTCAACGGAAACATCGCGCCCGTCACCGAGAAAGCAGCGGACCGTATCTTCGAGGCCGCCATGCGCGAGGATCTTCTAAGGGTTGTGGGTGAGGGTGCAGCGCTGGAGGAGATGAAGAGACTACAGGGTTCCTTCCTGGCCCTCAGGAGGCGGCTGGAGGACTTGGTTAGCGAGAACCCCTCCCTTGGTAGCGTCGATGACATTGAGCGCCTTGTAGTACCTGATGCAATCAAGGCAGTTGTGGGTGCAGACCTGCACAACCTCACCGGTCAGATGATGGCTATGGGTGTTCCGCTCAAAGTCGGTAAGCCGGTAACCAAAACATCTCATCCATTCATCGGCACTATCCCAGGCACTGACGACATCCTGATTCACGACCCACGAATGACGGAGCTCTTCGAGAAGCTACGCGCCGGTCCACAGGAAGCGAAGATGCTGGCCGAGTTCGCCAAGATGCGCCCAGAGACACGCAGTGCTTGGCAGAATCTGTGGGACACCATCGACATGACCAAGCGAATCACGGTCACCGGTCTGTTGAGTGGCTTTCCTTCCCTGAATCACCGCTACTGGAGTACGAACGCCCTGGGTAATGGCTTCATCGGGGCTATTACGAATCCCGAGTATGCCCTTGAGGTCTTCCGCTCTTCTCCAGGGGCTGCCGGTAGGGCATTCATGCGGGCCAGTGCGAGAGCCCGTGGCTTGCCGACGAAGGGTGACTTCGATTGGACCACCTACACCTACCTGGCGCGAGACAATGACGTAATCTTCCAAGATGTCTACGGAAAGCTTTGGACAAAGAGCGCCTTTGACGATGCCCTTAGAACGCAGCGCGTCAGGTATTCGCAAACCAACTGGGAGTTTCAGAACCAGTTCTTCTTCGACATGATGCGAGACGCAAGGATCGGGAAAGACCTGACACCCATCAATCGCTACATGAAGATCCCCGGCATTCTTCCTGATGGTGTATCGCCAGGACGCTTCTGGTCCTTCTTGCGCCCAGACCAGAGGAACGTCTTTACCCTGATGATGGAGGAGTACGACAACGCCCTTAGAGAGTCGGTGTTTGCTCGCGCCCTGAGAAACGGTATGGACGAGGCCGCAGCTGGAGAGATTGGACGCACCATTCTCTTGGACTACACCGCTACCCCAGCATGGCTAAGGCGCAGTATTGCCAGGCACTGGGCTTTCTTTGCCTTCAACTACAACATGGCTGTGGAGTTGGGACTTGCCGTCATGCGTGATGGGAAGGCCTTCAGGAACCTGACCAAGGTGCTGCAGATTCAGAACGCTCAGCGAGAGTCCATGGAGGAGTGGGTGCTTGAGGGTGACGATGCAAAGATGAGGCTGTTCAAGACGGGCGGCAAGAACTGGGGCCGCCATATCTCTCAAGACTGGGGCCTCAATATGCCCTGGTCTTCCCAGGTGACAGGCTTCTTCAACACTATTGAGTTCATGGCGAAGCTCGCTCAAGGAGAGATGACCCTACCGGGCGCTGTTGAGGGCCTGAAGGGAGTGGGCGAGCTAGCCCTTAGTGACCCGCGCTTTGGTCCCCTCGTTGAGATCCTCAACATGGAGGGAGATGAGAACGCGCCGCACGGATACCCACCTTCGTGGATTACGATG